GCATATACCGTCTAACAAATACCGCTTTAATATATTCCGGTCACGCTCTGAGAATATCCATTCATCAATTAGTCTTTCCCATTCTGACCTCGGAAGGTCTGGTATATTCCTGTTGCATCTCATACATCACCTTTATCATCTCGTCTTGTCTATGGTTTTCAAAACCAATCCACACAATGTTGTTTATCAAAAGAGATACCGCTAAAACGATGAGGGCTATCATAAGCCTTTTATTACTTCTCTCTAACCTCGTCATATCCCCTTCATGCACTTGCTTCGATACATAATTATCATCCATTTGCATTTCCTCCATGAGTTGATTATCACACAGCTTTCAGCTTTCCGAAAGTGTTTTTTCCAACAATGCCATCAACCACGAGGTTATTTTTCTTCTGGAAGTCTTTTACTGCTGCTTCGGTCTTGTTCCCAAATGAACCATCTACCGTAAGTCCGTAGCCGTGCTTGTTAAGTTGATACTGTAACCATTTAACGCTCTCTCCTTTTGCGTTCTTTCTTAGGATTGTATCTGTGAGTTTATACGGATTCCCCTCTGCTTTGTTCCAATCGTACTTGTCGAGGTCGTATTTCTTGATATAGCTCATGTTGGTATTAACATATGATGAGGATGTGGCGTACCCATCCGCTTTAATCCTCTTGAGGTACTCTTCGGGTGTCTCGGCTGTTTTAAGGTTAGCGTAACGGCTTGTCTTGATGAAATCGAAATATCCGAGAACTCCCGCCTCCATACTGTCATACGCCCTGAAATTGTCTCTTATTGTGGTTAAGGTTCCGACGCTGTATTCCTCTTTGGTTGCAAGGTTTACACTCTTACCCTTCCACGAGGAACCACACTTCATTCCGAAGTAATTGTGCCACTTCGATGCGAGTTTTGAGGTTCCAAACGCAGACTCAATACAAGCCTGCGCAATGATGGGGGAGCATACCTTGTAACCTTTTTCCTTAGCTACCTCCTGTATAATCGGAGCGATCAGCTGGATGAATTGTTTAGCTTGTGCTGCACTTGCCATTTACTCATCCTCCTTAACTGCCTTTCCGTCTACCCACGCCTCACAGAACGCATAGATAGCCGCTGATAGGATACCGCAAACAGTACCGATAACGGTTACTGTCTGATTGCTTGTTGCAATACCACTGATGGATGTTGCAATAGATGCAAGGAACGCAGCTACACAAATCCAAAATTTCCTACTTGTAAGTTTCTCCTTCATTCCGATTCTCCTTTCCGCAACTTAAGCCGCTTAATCATACATAACATGAACAGTTCACCACCGAACGCTGCGTAGATACACGTTGTCAAGGTATCATGCGAAACGCCCGTTAATGTCGAAACAACAAACTCTGCCAGCGAGTACGTCAGCATTACGGTCATTGAAAATATTACGTATCTGTCCAACGCTGGGAGTTTCTTCTTATTAATATTGCTATTCTGTGGTGCTCTTCTCATAATTGAGTCCTTTCGTAATCAAGAAGTGATGCATTTCTTCTTGAATATCCCCGATTCTCTCTGTGCAAGCGTTGCTAATATCTGTCTTTGCCTGTATATCGAGAAGTGCAAGCATACCTTTGAGCAACAGCCCGTTAGAACTCTGTAAGTCCTCGATGGCTTTTCCGTCGCCGGATAATCTCACTTTGATATGCTCGACTGTTTTCTCAAGCTCACTAATTCGACGGTCTCTCTCAACCTCTGGAGCTTTTGTTCTCTGTCTGATTGTCGCCCACTTGTCCATGATATTTAAGATTGTTAATGTGAGTCCGATTGTTGAAATTACAAATGCCCATATTTCATAGGCTGTGAATCCTGTTTTAACCATATTAGTACCTCAAGTATTACCCACCCTTTCCCTCGGCTACGCCGTACAACCTTGTGCAAAATTATTCGTATGATTCCCCTGTGATTTCCTCGTACTGCTCGGGAGTAATGCAACCTCCCTTAACAAATTCTGCTACGTGATGCTTTTTATAAAGCCCTAATATGTAGAACCGTTTGATTTTTTCGAAGTAATTATACATATCTCATTCCTCCAACAATGTTCCTGTGTGCAGAGCCGTGTATATGATCTGAGCCTCAAGAGCCTCATAGGGTGATGGCGTCGCTTGTACTTCCTGTATGTCAGCCTCGAGTTCCTCCTCTGTACGCTCTACAATCTCTCCATCCTCGTATTTATACCGATATATGCCATCTTCTGTCGTCAGAGGTTTGTCGAGGTAATGAGTTTGCGCAAGATTATACTTATCCCCATAACCTTCGTCAATCTGAACCCATCCACTAAGATCATTTGGTAACGTATATTCACCTTCAATCCTTGTTACCCTGTTATTTTCATCTACAAGGGCATATACCCTTGATTTTGGCATTTCAAAATCCATAGCTCATCCTCCTTATAAGTCTGCTGAAATGTCTATATAATTTCCTGACTGATTATCATTATAAATTGCATACGGTTCACCCTTTGTAAATGTTCCGCCCAATTTTAACATAACATAATGCGGTTGTGACGAATGAACCGTAATAGACGTGCACGAAGCGCTCTCGCCCTGTGTACCTCTTGAATATTTGATTTTAGACAAGACATTTGCAGTCACACTAGACCACGCTCTCTTTTGAGTTATTGGCATAAGCATTGTTAAGTTTGATGCGTCCATAGCAAAACCTATTCCAATTGAGCCATTGGTAGGAAATGAAACTCTTTCAAAATATCTCTGGCATTTAGCAAGCTCTTCTGCGTAGTTAGGTGCTACATCATTCGCAAGAGTAGATACTGATCCAAGCTCTAATTTAACAGCTTTGATTGTTAAATTACTTACTGGGCTATTCATAAATATTCTACACAAATAAAGACTATTGTATGAATCGTAGTCTAATGTGGCTGTCACTTTACCTATATAAGCATTAGTACTAATAAACCTTGTATCAACATTTACGTCAGAAACCAATCCGGTGCCTTTTATTACTGTACCGTCACCAAACATAACTGATAAAGTATATTCCCTCTCGAGTGCAAGTGCGGCTTTTTCTATAGGTTGTTCTAATGCTATATAGTTTTCACTCGAAACTGTTGCTACAGCCCCATCACTATCTGGGGCAATAGAAAATGAAGAGGAATCTCCAACAATCTTCCAACGATCTAAAGAATATTTATTTAATTCTGTATAGCTACTTGAGCCTCTCTGATTGACAGTAAACCAAGGGTTGTCTAACAAATTGCACCCTGACAGATTTTTTAAATTCTTGTTTACTGCATAAAGCTGTGATGTAACATTCCCAGCCAGTTCGATATTGTTCCCAACAACAAAAGCGTCGCCCTCAGAAATATCATCAATTACCTTATAGAGAAGTCCACTTCTTGCGATCTGTGCTCCGATAGCGTAATCGTCACTTGATGTATCACCATCCTCTGTAGGAGCGATAAGGTCGCTATCAGTCTCAAGAGAGTTTACTATTTCATCAACAGAGGTTCTTTTTATATTCCCGTTAATAACGAGAGGGTCGCCTGAACTAATGCCCTCTTTAGCTCTATAAAGCAGTCCGTCTGCAAGAATCATGCATCTTCCAAGCCCGTAATCCCTTGTCGCAAACATTGTCTGCTCTAAAGGCGCTACGTTGGATGAGTCGGACACGTTGTACAGAGAGCCTCCTACATTAACACCATGAATTGTACTCATTTGATTTATCTCCTTTCTTATGTAGTACTAACTACCAAAATGCCATCAACTACGCTTGCCCTTGTGTTAGGTATATATAAAATACCGTCCTGTACAAAGAAGTACTTGAGGGCATTTATCTGTGTCTGTAAATTCACAGCAGCGTCGGAAGAAATCTGTCCTTGCATCTGCGTGTACCAAGCCTCGAGAGTTGCCTGAAAATCATCTTTCCAAGTCTCAGAATCATTCTCAAAGTCGCTTTCCCATGCGTCGTGGTCTGTCTGCTCACCCTGTCGCCATGCCTGAGAATCATCCTTAAACGCCTGTTTATATTCTGAATAATCAGTCTGTTCCTCTGCTTTCCATGCTACATAATCAGCGTTTCTATTATTCTTCCACGTAGCATACTCAGTATTACTTTCACTAACAAATCTTGCGTAATAGCTTTCAAACTGTGCCGCAAACTGTGAGAAGTCCATCTCTTCTACGGTTCCCGTAACCCATCCACACAGATCGGGGTATGCTCTTGTATCTGTAATATCTTCCTGTGCGATTGAGGTTGTACCAGCATCTACATAAATCTGTGCTAATACAAGCTGATACTTTTCTGAGTTTCTTACGGGCGCTGTAGGCTGTGGATTATCAGCTGAGTATGCGCCTGTGACTTTTTCACATATGATTTCACGGTTTACGTTGTCTCTGGTAATCACTATGGTGTCAATTCGAGGTCTTGTTGAGTTTGCCGCATCGAGCGTTACCGTGAAGCTGTCGTTCCAGAATTTAACTTTGCCGTCTACATTGGCGTAACCGGAGCCGACATTCAATGTCATACCGGACGAAGCCGTAACCTGCATATCTCCATTGAACACGCCGGAAGTAAAGAACTTCTTAAGCCAATATTCAAAGGAGTCAGCACTATACGTTCTGTCGCCATCATTCGAGTTCCAAAAGAGCCCGTATTCTTCGCCTGTGCTTGCCATATTTAATCCTCCGTGTTAAGTGTGGTGGGTAATGGATTGCCGAGCGTCGGCACGACTTGCATTGCCCCATGTTCATATACTTCTTGAATCTCTGTGATTCTTAAGTCCTGACTTATGCCCCAGTTCGACTTGCGAGTTGTAACAACGTCGCCAAGATCATAATTAACTTTATAATCGAAGTTTCCTTGTGGAACTGTGACACACTCAAGACTGTTGCTCATCATGTTTTCATTGAGCTTTTCTATACCCCTCTGGGTAAGTGCTGCTACATATTCAGCATCCGTTATATCTTCCGAAGAAATATCTTTTGCATCTACAAAGAGCTCACGCCTGTCATAACCTGTTCCTGTGGTATCTCCCACGATAACCACTCTTCTTTCACTTCCTTCGCCCTCTCCGGCT